GCAGTTTGAAAACCTGATATCAAACCACTAGTAGGCCCTGTATAAAATGTTCCCCCTCCGCCACTGTTTGTAAAAGCATTTGTATTTACAATACCTTCATTTGCTACCGGTGGCACTGGTGCAATAGGTAAATCAAAAGGACTCTGTAAATATTTTTGTTCAGGGATATATTTAAAACCAGCGTCTCTTATCTCTTGGTCTGTAGCCATTATCTTCTCCCTCCTGGATGTATATCTAATCTAAATGTTCCTAGTTTCCAATCTTCATTTGTAGTTGTGTTAGCAACTTCTAATGCTATTTGTCTAGCTCTTACTCTTATATCTTTTTTAGTCGTAGAAGAACTACACGTAAACGTAGTAGTGGTTTCACTACTGTTTGGATATAATCTTGTTTTAAATTTAATAGAAGTGTTTCCTGTCTGACTAATAAAATCTGGTATAAATCTACTGATCCTCATAATATATTCACCGTCTCCTCTAACGTCCGGCATTCCTACAGTCTGTCCTGTAGTATTTCTACGTTGGGTAATATCAAAATCACCAGAAGTAATAGTACCTATTACAGCAGTTGTTACACCACCAGCATTAATTTGATCGGTCCCTGTTTCCTGTTGATAGTATATCGTACTTCCATCTGTATTACCAATAACATCTGATGACGCATTGTCTGATAGTCTGTAGTAAGTTGCATGTGGTCTATCAAATACCGCAGAATCTTGCCACGCTGCTCTAGGTAAAGTACCGGTTGTCCATATAGGACGTTTAGGTGATGAGTCAAGATAGTTATAAGTAACTACCCTGTCAATTTGATTTGAGGCAGCTGTACAATAAAACCAATTTACTTCACCAAACAAATTATTTAAACCTGCATTAATGAGATCTCTAGATGTAGCGTTTATATCATCATAGACATGATCTTCTACAAGACACGGCATTGATTTTAACTGACCATCGTATGTAAAGAAACCATTCTCAGACATCCAATAAGCTGTACCATCAACCTCAATACAAGCATTCTTACCAAACAATCCACAGTTAGTACCAACTTGTTCAAAAGCAAATACAAAATCTCCTCCTACAAATTTCATCAAAAACAATGCAGTATCACTCCATACATAAATTGCATCCCTACCTTTAATAGCACCCATAATTTTAGAACCATCAGCTAGTCTTTGTGTACCAGAATTGTTTTCTGCTTTTACTGTGTAAGCATCTGTGCCATCTATATTTTCTTGATCTGAGAAACGTATAAACATATCATCTTGAGTTGTTGCATCTCCAACAGTTGTTTCTGTACCAAAAAATACTAAGTGTCTATCGGGTGTAGATACCAATACATGACGTGATGCTGTAGGCGCATTTGCTAATATTGTGGCACGATTATTCACAGCTCCTGGTGCTGAAGCGTCCCATTCAAAACATCTACCATTATATATAAGTGCAATTAATTTTGTACCGTAGTTATCTAAAACCCACAAACCTGGGTCAATTGTAAAGTCAGAAGAAGCTGGGTCACCCCAACCAGAAAAACCAGAAATATCTGTAACAGTATCACCACTACTGTGAGCAGCTTTTGTGGTGCCGTTAACTTCTCTTGCACCACCACTTAAAGTATTTGTCGTAGTATTGTTAGCCGTAAAACTTATATCCTCTGTGCCAATTCTTATTTCTCCTGCTGATGGAAATGCTGCTGAGTTGGTTAAAGGAATATCGGTCACCGTGTCATTGATACTAGAAGCTAGGGTTGTAGTTGCAGCACCCAAAGCAGTACCACCAAATAAACCAGCACCCCATCCAAATCCACCTAATTGTTGTGATGGTCCTACATGATAATAACATAATACAGAAGTGCTATTCCCATCACTTGTAGTCAAAGGTGTCCCTGTTTCAGTATTTTCCATTGTAATTGTAAAAGTTGACGTTGTTGGAACTGAAGTCACCATATATTTTATGTCTTCAAACGTAGCATTACTGTAAGTAGAACCAGCAGGAACCCCGGTAACACTGTCAAATAAAACAATGTCGTCTTCAATTAATCCATGAGATCCGGTGCATGTTACTGTGACTGTTTTAGATGATGATGTACTTGTAAATTTTGCACCTGTTAAAGTAGCTCTTATAGGATGTATGTCATAATATATACCTCCAGAGTAAACATATAGAATTCTATTAGTCCCTATTGCCGCGTATTTAATACCTGCGTTATCGTCCCAATGATGAATGGCTCTAGCTGCACCAGTTAATTTATCTTGTCCTAACTGTTGCCAGCCGCCTATTTTTTCAGGTGACCCATATCTAAAACGTACGTTATCACCATCAAACCACTGACCTTCAGCACCTGTTTCTGTGACCTGTTTGTTGAACCCTGGAGCAAAACCTAATTTTTGTAACATATAAAAACCTTTGAAATATTTGATTTATGTTATATAATAGTTTTATATAGAATGAAAGTCACAATATAATGGTAGAAACATATAGCAATATATTGCCGAAAGCAGTTAATAAATTAATATTAGAAGAGCTCTGCAACTCTTGCAGGTGGAGGTTGGCTTTTGATAAAGGTCCCAGAGATATTTATGTGTCGATGTTATTAAACAAGGTAGATAAAGATTTTGGATGGAATATGAGAAGTTACCATCGTACAGAACATTTTGATGAAAATGTAAAACTTAATACTTGGGCTCAAGTTATTTTTTATCATGTAATTGAGACTAGTAAGAAATTTATAAACCCTATACCTATTAGATTTAACTGGAATTACTACAACAAATCCTCTACAGGTAATTTTCACACTGATTCTGAAAACCCTAATTCTTATTCTATTTTGTATAGTATTCACGATACTGACGGAGGCGTACAAGTAGCAGATTCTTTTTACAAAGATGTAGAAGGTGAGGCAAAATTATTTCCTAGTTCTGTTGAACACAAAGGAGTTGGTCCTACAAACAATGTTTTACGTTTTAATTTAAATATTGTTTTTGAATGTGACGCTACAATAAGATGATAAAATTAAATTCAGCAAATAAACTATCTTCAAACTCTTCTTCTCTAATGGTGAGTTATTTAAGACCTGTTCAAATAAGCTTTGGTAACTACCCCTATATAGAGGACCTACATAATTTTATGACTATTATTAAAAATAATTTATTAGACAGTGAATACTGCGCTACTAATGTTTTAGGAGGCAAAACAGATTGGAATCTATTTAATGAACACCCTTTATTTATAAAGTTTTTAAACTGGTTTATAAATAAACATCAAGTAACTAATTCTTGGCTAAGATTTTTTTACGAAAAAAGACAAATAACTAATGCTTGGGGTAATGAATTAAAAAAAGGGCACTCGGTCAAACTACATGAGCACGCTGAACATCACGGCATTCTATATCTTACAAAAGGAGCACCTTTAATTGTTCCTGAATTAGAATTAGAAATACATCCAGAGCAAGGAGACTATTATTTTTTCCCTCCTCTTTTAAAACATTATGTTAATGAAATCACAGAAGATGAACCAGCTAGGTATAATGTTATTTTTAATATTTCTGAAAAACATAATTGGGAAAAAAATAAAGAAATAAATAAACTCGAAGGAAATGTTATTTAAATTATGGATATCAGAGATGCTATAGTAGAAATAAATGGTTTATTTAATTTAGACTTAGCTGATAGAATTGTTAACTACATTAATTATATTGAATTAAAACCTCTTGGTGTTGGTACAACAGACAAACCTAATTTAGAAATAAGAGATGTTAAAGGCAGATTTTTAATAGATTATAAAAATCCAAATAATATGTCGGACAATGTTTTTTTACAGTTAATAAAAAATGAAATCTTTAAAATGCTTCCTATGTATGTAGCTAAATACCCTAAGTTATTATTAGATCAATTAACGCAATGTGACCTTTTAAAATATAATGTAGGTGGTAAATATGAAGTACACGTTGATTCATTTATTAATGCCCGTAGAGAATTAAGTTGTATTATTAATTTAAATGATGAATACGAAGGAGGAGAATTAGGTTTTTATGATGCCTCTCATACAAAAGAAATACTAAGATGTAAGTTAAAAAAAGGCGGAGTAATTTTTTTTCCAAGTAATTTTATTTATCCGCACAAAATAAACCCTATAAAAAAAGGAACTAGATATAGTATTGTAGCATGGATAGCATAAGAAATAAAAAATACATTTATATACCTAATTTTTTTTCTAAAAATGAATTAAAAATATTACAACCTTATTGTAAAAACGTAGTTAGTAAAGGTGTACTACATGATCCACAATCTCCTCTTACACCTTCTTACTATAAAGATCCTTTAATGGACTCTTTATTAATTTATAAAAAACCTTTGGTTGAAAAAATATCTAAATTAAAACTTTATGAAACATATGCTTATTGGAGATATTACATACATGGGTCCACGTTAAAAGACCACACAGATAGACCTTCTTGTGAAATAAGTATAAGTGCTTGTATAAATAATTGTGGCATAAAATGGCCTATGCATTTTAATAAAAAATGGTTAAATATGAAAATTGGAGATGCTGTAATGTATTTAGGTTGTGAGGTTCTACACGGAAGAAAACCTTTTAAAGGGATTGAAAACCCTCAAGTGTTTTTTCATTATGTAGATCAAAACGGTCCATATAAAGATCACAAAGGAGATTGTAAAATATGAAAAAAAAAATTATACAAAAAACGGAAAACATAAAAGATTTCATAGGTATATATGATGGCTATTTAGATAAAACTCTATGCGATCAAGTTTTAAAACTATTTAATAATCAAAAAAAATTTAAAAAAATTTTTAAAAGACAGGAATATCATGATGTGTTAACAAACCAAGTTAAAGATAAAGCAGTAACTATTCATAAAAGTAACATAGAAAATTTTACCGAAAAAGAATTAAATTTTGTAGTTATAAATTTTCAACAAGCTTTAGACCACTACCTTAAAGAAACTAGTATTTTAGAATATCACAGACCGTTTTATGAATTAGCTTATACAGATATAAAAATACAGCAGACTTCACCAGGTGAAGGTTATCATGTTTGGCATTGTGAAAGAAAACATAATGATTCTTCTTCTAATAGAATACTTGCTTTTACTATTTATCTAAATGAAGTTAAAGGTGGAGAGACTGAATTTTTACATCATAGTAAAAGAATAGAACCTAAAACAGGTAGAATAGCAATATGGCCTGCAACATTTCCTTACATACATAGAGGAAACCCACCTCTAGATAAAGATAAATTTATAGTTACTTCGTGGTTACTGCTTGTTTAATTATGCTGAAGTGTAACTTGTAGGTCTTGCACCTAATCTAGTAATTTTTTCTGCTTCAGTTTCTTGTCTGAAACCACCTTCTGCACTTTCATCTGCTACATCAAGAACATTGTTGTTATCCCATGCTGATTGTAAATCAGCAAGATATTGTGCATCAAATCTATTTATAAATGTAGTTCTAAAATCTCCTAAAACATCTGCATCATAAGATGAATGCGGAGTTCCATCAAGATGTTCTACTTGGTCGTTATCAACATCATCATCAGTAAATTGAATAGCATTAATATTACTGTATGATGACCAAAAACTATTGTCATCTATTGTTACTACACCAGGATTTGTAGGTGAAAAATCTTCTGTTTTCTTAATGATTTTTTTATCTACTGGTATTACTGTCCATAGTCCGTGTTTTGACATTTTAAATCTCCTTATGTTTTTATAATATATACCAAAGTTAGGTAGGGTTGCAATACTGAAGTTGCATTCCCCGTAAAATTTATTGATGAATTGTGGGCATGTTGATTACCACTACCTGCACCAGGTGAAGTAGTTTCTGATCTATCAAATTGAGATCCTGGAGCACCACCAGAATTACCTGTATTATAACTGTGTGTGTGACTTGGTAGTTCTGGAGTGGTTACAGCGTGTTGATAAGTACCACCAGTTACATTTCCAGTTTTTGTTACTGTGTTTGCTCCCCCTGTGGAAGTTAAACTTTTTGACGGTGAATTAGACACGCAACATTTATCTGTTAAGTTTGGTAAATTAAAAGTAGATGCTCCATCACCAGCTCCATAATCTGTACCTATAACAGCAAATAAACCTGAGTAAGTTGATCTTGATACAGCAGCTCCATCACATTCTAAAAATCCAGTAGGAATACTAGAATCACCCCAAGGTACAATAATACCAGTATTAACCCCTTGAATACCTGTAAGGTTTGCTCCTGAAAAATCATATTTTGTTGCTTCGTAATTTGCCATTTTTCTCCTAAGTCTTAATAATATATTTTATTGTTAAATAAGGTTGTAATACAGAATCTGCACTTGCGCTAAATGCTAAAGATGAATTATGAGTATGACCTCCACCACCACCTGTGCTTTGAGTTGAATGTGGGTTACCTGGTGATCCAGTAGCAACTGAAGATACATTACCGTTATTTCCATTTCTTCCATAAGTAACCGAAGAATTTCCTGGGCTTGGGTGAGTATGAGCTGCAATTTCAGGAGTAGTTAAAGTATGGTTTGCAATATTTCCAGTAACAGTTCCAGGACCTGAAACTGTATTTGCTCCACCAGTTGAAGCAAGAGCTTTTCCAGGAGATCTTCCCAAAACTAATTTATCTGATAAATTAGGTAAATTAAAAGTAGAAGATCCATCACCTGCACCGTATG